GGCTACTTGGACGGAGCGGACCCAGAGAGGGCGATGGTTTCAAAATACTCGGTGGCAGAATCTGCGCCCGAACGGACGATGTCCAATTCCACGCTCCGCAGCAGGGGCGCGGTTGGCGCGTTCGTCCAGCGCTGTGGGTATTGGGCCACGAAGGTCACCGATGTCACCCATTGGTCTTTGTCACGTTGCGCGGGCTGTGTACGCCCCACCGTGATTGGCGTCATGTCGTGCAGGCCGAATTTTCCTTGGATCAGGTCACTCGATGCTTGCAGGAAGACTCCGACAATGTCGCCAAGCACAGCACTCTCCGCACGTTTGCCGGTCACACACTCGATCAGAATCGGTACGGACTGAAGGTTCCAGAACCCCTCGAGACCTGTCTTGAGGTTCACACCGACACGGTCACCTAGCACGACGCGCCCCATCGTCTGGTCATCGCAGTCAACATAGACTGCAGGACGGAAGTTCCTGTGCGTCTTGTCTTCGTTGAATGCACTCTCGACAGCTAGCCGCGTGACCTTGATGTCTGGGTCCCATCGCCACTGGAAATCGTCACCGACGACCTCGCGTGCGAACCGCTTCCGGATGATTTCAACAAATACGCCCAACACCGCAAGTTTGGATCCAGGACGGATGCTGACTTGCTGCGTTTCTTCCGGCGAAGGCTGGTTCTTCGGATCCGGTACGTAGTTGGGATAGTTGTCACTCATGGACTAGTACAGAGGGGGCACGGACGTTGGGTCAACGAGCAGCTTGTACTCGACGGAATTGTGGCCCAGTAGAGACGTCGTCACCTTTTGATGAACGGTGACGCTCTTCAGTTCTGTATGGTGCGTGCGTTGAACCTGGTATCGCTCGTTGCGCACCAAGTCCACGATGATGTCCTTGTACTCGATCAGCGGATAGTCAAGCACGTTGAAGTCGTTGAACTTGACGTCGCTGTCACCATGCGACGTGATGTTCGTAGCAATGGTCGCTGCCTCGCGACGCCCACGGATCAACGTCGGCGCCCAGTATCCACCCACGAACGTCGTTCCGTAGCAGATGAGGCAGTGCTCGAGCGTCGATTCCTTGGTCACCGGATCGTAGCACTGTGGACAGCGGTCACCCCAACGCTTCCGCTTGAGCACGATCAGCGGGATACCGTTGAGGCGCCGATATCCGACCGCTTGGTCGTGCAGGATCTTCCGCTTGAATAACCGGGTCCGTCGATCGAGGCCCGGCTCGACAGGCGTGGGCTCGCTTGTGAACACTCCTGCCGACCCTGACGGCGGTGTGACCGTGATCTGGTAGTAGAGAACACGTGCGAGCGAGAACAGGTTCACGCCTTCGCGCCCCGCGTTCTTCGGGTCTGCCGGTGGCAAGTTGAACTTGTCGTCGATGAAGTTGTACGCGTCGCGCAAGCCTGTCGCGATGGATTCCCAGGGCCCGTTGGGGCTTTCCGAACGTGCAATGTCGACGAAGAACGCGCCGCTCTCGTCTGATTCAACATCCCACTGAACGAACACCGCCGTCGGGAACAGCGCTGTGGTGCGGGTGATGCGGACTTCAGCCAAGGACCGCCGGCCCGGTGTCAGGTGAACCGGCGCCGCCCCCGATGTTCGTGGTGTCGGCTGCGTTGTCGATCTGACCGAATGCTCGGTTGATGCGCTGATCGCCTTCGTCACCCCAGCCAACAGGCGGCGACTTGCGGGTCAGGCGTTCCTCATACGGATTGATCGGCGTGCCGCGCTGCTCGTGCATCGAGTGAGTGGCGGCGCCAGGCATGTTGGTGAAGAAGTCGCTGAGCTTGACGCCGTACATGCGGTACAGGATCGCGTGACGGCGTGCGCGTTCACGTTCCGCATCACGTGCGACCTTGTTCAGCCCGCCCGTCATCCGTCCCGGCTCGTCCGCACTGTTGCGAATGCCTTGATGTCGGAACAGGTCCGCAAAGCCCGAACCTGCCTGCTCATCGGCAGGGCGCCCATCGCTCGAGCGCCCGAGCGCGCTGATGCTGCTCGTCGCCGAGTGGTAGTGCGGACTGGTCGATGGGTTGTCCCCCTGCTTGGGGTCGCCGCCAAGCATGCCCGGGTTGAAGTCCGCCGCTTTCATCGGGATCGGACGTGGTTGGCTGCACGTGCCGTAGTGCTTGGCCTTGCGACACGACGTGCAGATGTCCGCGGAGAGCTTGCGATGCGGTTCACCCCGCGTCTCACCCTGCTCGTGCGCGCTGAAGATCTGCGCGACAGAAGCCGGTGTCGCTGGTGGTGCCATCGCTTGCTGCGCCTGCGGCGACAACGACGACGGACCGTCCTTGGCGCGGAGCACTGCACTCCCTGCCACGGTCGGGTTCGTTGGCGCAGGCCAGCCCAGCTTGTAGCGCTCGAGCGCCGCATGCTGCCCATTGGCGTATGCCAGCTCGAGGGTCATGGCGAGACGACGTCTCCTGGCATCGGCATGCTGCTGGTCGCGTAGTCGTCGTCGTTGCGTTGGAGTGCACGATCGATGACGCTGCGTTGACGACGTCCTGTGTCCGTCGGTTCGCCTGCCTGAGCACCCGCACCGTCGCTCGATGTCGATGCACCCATGCCGACGTTGGATGCGACCTTCGCAGCATCAACGCCCATCGAATCTCCAATCGACGGCGCATTGGTCGACCCCGGTCGTGGCAGGTGTGGAAGGTCTGTCGCATGTGGCGTCTTGATCCCGACAGACTTGAGACCTGGCTGCGGCGGCGCAGGCAAGCCGAAGGCCGCGAGCGCTGCGCGCCCGCCCTCAGCTGACTTTTGGCGCAGCAGCGACATGGCCTGGAGCTACTTCTGGATCGCGCGGAACAGGTCGGCGAGTGGGTTAGCTGCCGCGGTCTTGGGCGCCTCGATCAGGCCGAGCGCCTCGGCATCGCGACGGACTTCCTCCGCGCTCTTGTAGCCGACGCTCTCGAGCGCCTTCTGGATGCCGTACTCGTGCGCGGTCTTCAGGTGGTTGTTCGACATGGTTGAATTATAGGGCGAATTCACCCGATGACCTCTTGTCCAAACGACCCATCCGCACGCCCTGGAGCGATGTTGTCGTAGGTCGTGAAGTGGTCCCACAACCAGGCGGGCATGTTCGTGCGGGCGCTGCTCGACGCTTCCACCGGAGCCCCGTCGTTGGAGGTATCCCGTCGCGTGTATGGGATGCGCTCGGTGCCATGGCTGAACTCGTCACCACGCGGTTGCACGCCTGCGTTCGCGCCCATCGAGTTGGCGAGCTTGAAGCGTGCAAGGGCAGCGTCTGCACCTCGCGTGTATGCAGCAACGAGCGTCACGACTTGTTGAACCGGCTCACGTTGCGATACCCAGAACCCAAGGTCGCGTACGCGCTCTCCATGTTGTTCTGTGTTTTCACACCACGCGTCAACTCATCCCACTCGCCCTTGAGCTGCTGTGCGAGCTGTGCGTAGAGCGCAGCTTTGTCAGAGATACCGATCGGTGAGATGTCACCGTCCTGCACTGTCGCCTGGTTTCTGACCTGCATGAACGACTCGCTCATGAGCAGAAAACGCACCGTGCCCACGAGCAGCAAGTATCGTAGGTGTGTGGGAAACGAAGACGGTGTGAAGTTCGTTTGCGGCGTCACCGTATTGAACGAACTCACCGTCATCTCGAGTGCAAGGTTCAGCTCAGCGTCAGTGAACTGTACGTCGTCCAACAAGATGTTGTTGTTCGCGTAGTCACGCATGAACATGCGGACTTGGTCTTTGGAGACCACCGTCGGCGTTGTAGGTGTGCCGACGATCGGCATCAGCGCACGTACGTCTTCTCGAGGCTGGCCACGACCTGCGCGATCTGCGCGGCACCAGAGGCCGTCGTGACGATCTGGATGGCCTGGTAGGGCAGGAGGATGGTCTTGAAGCGCGCTTCGTCGAGCGCGATGAAGCGCACCCCGGTCGATTGCTCGATGACGATCGACTCGCCAGCGAGGACCGCAGGCAGGTCATCGTTGACCTTGGTCGGGTCGAGGTTGACGATCGACACGGTGATGTCGCCGGCCGCGCCCAGGTCCACGTGGATCTGGCTGCAGACTAGTGACTCGACATTGTTCCAGAAGAACAGCCCGCCTCCCGTCGCGGCCAGCGATGCGTACTTGTACATGCTGTTGCCCTGGCTGACGGGGCTGTCTGCACGCACAGCACCCGCCTGGGGCAACGTTCCGTCGAAGTGCTGCGCGGCCGCACAACGCTGCTGGATCGCCGTCGAGATGGACTGCGCGATGCGCGGCGTGACAACGGTGATCGAAGGGGAAGCCATGGGGTGCCTCTATTGTAGCGGCTCGAGGACTACTTGCGGGACTGGCGGGACTTGGAGGACGGCGTCTCCGTCGGGGCAGGCACGGGCTCGGGCTCGGGCGCCGTCTCGAGGACGGGCTCGAGGACGGGCTCGGGCTCGGGCTCGGGCGCCGTCTCGAGGACGGGCGCGGGCTCGGGCTCGGCGACAGTCGCAGGCGTAGGTGCTGTGACCGGCACCGGCGCCGCAACGACAGGCACGGCACCTGTGGGCTCGAGGCTGATCCAGCCGGCCTTCTTCACACGCGCGACGGTCTCGTGCTCGGCCGTCTCCGCGGAGATCTCGCGCGAGTCGCCCTTCGCACCCTTGGGGCGCAGCACGACGATGACGTCGAACACGTCGCGCATTGGCGTCAGGTCGAGGGTGCTCGCTTGTGTGTTTCGGATGATCAGATTCGACATGGGTTCTCCAAGAGTGAAACGACGAAGGCCTTCTTCCTGAATCCCCAAACAAGGGAGGAAGAAGGCCTCAGCCTACCCTGGGGCAGGGACGTTGTTCAGGCGAACGGCAGGTCGATACGCTGGGTCGCCAGCGTGTTGCCGATGCCGATGCCCGGCGCCGCGTAGCTCCAGAACTCGATGATGTCGGCTTCCTGCTTGATGTACAGGGTCGCATCCTGCAGGAGGAAGAACACGCCGAGATAGTTCTGCGGCGCGAACACGTAGACCGAGCGGCGAGTCGAGCCGGCGACGTCGTCGACGATCTCACGCTTGATGGTCGAGACCACGGGGATGCCCCACAGCTTCTCCTCGGCCTCGATGCCCATGTCGTAGTGCCGCGACGCCACGTCGTTGCCGACGCTGGTCGCCGGCAGGTCGAGGGCCTCGTAGTACGTCGACTTCGACATCAGGAGCTTGCCGATCGGCTGGCGCCGGTTGACGAGGCCCTGGAAGCCGAGCTTGAACGCGCTCGAGTTGAACGCGCCCGCGAGGGTGCGCTGCGTCGCGAGGTTCAGCGCGATGATCGCGTTGATGGTGTCCAGGAACTTCTGGTCTTCCTGGTCCGCCATGTCCTTGACGGAGTTGTCCGACAGGATCTTGCGGATGTCGTTCTGATACGTCATCAGCTCGAACTTGTTCTTGGTGAACCGCTGCGACTCGGTCTTGCCGAAGTAGACCGAGAAGCGCTTGCCACGGAACCACGTGCGCTGCGCCGTGCCATTGAACGGCACGAACGTGGCGACGGAGTCGGGCTCCTTCTCGACGATCTTCTTGGGCTGGTCGGTGTTCTCGTCACGGTCGATCTCATCGTCCGCCAGCATGACGGGCTCGATGATCTCGCGTGCGAAGGACTCCTGACGGAGCTTCTGGCGAATGAACGCCGTACCCTCGGCCTCTGCCTCCTTCGTCCGCCCGTCCTCGACCTTGCGGACGAAGTTCGAGTTGATGAATTGAGCAGAAACCTGCTGGGTCTGTGTCTTGTACGCTGCCGACATTGTGTGGTTCTCCTTGAC